TGCTGGTTGCTGGCAATAGAAGCATGACCATTGGTCACGAGCCAGCACCTTAAGCCTGAACTTCTTATAGTCTCGGCTTAATCTCGGATCTCCTCGCTTAGCCATTACTGCCATCCTTTATGCTTTAAATGCTTAAGTGCTAAGCAATAGTTAGGTTCATCGTATTGAGTAATTCCGTAACGATTAGACACATAATACCAATACCACCAGAACTGGTAGTCAGCCGGTGCGCCTTTAAGGCTCTCCGACTTTCCTTGATATAGACCATAATGACTGCCATTAGTAGCAGTTATATTCCATCTGCTTTCTCGATAGATAATCTCATTATGGCATTTATATTGTTTATCAGTTAATTGGTAATCAGCTAATTGTTTAACGCTTTTATTTGGCACTATTGAAGCCTCTAATCTAGGCATAAGTGCCATAGATAGACCTATCCCAATAACGGCGGCTACCACGCGAGCTAGCCGCAAGCGGCTCGCGTTGAAGCCCTCGAAGGCTTCTAGCCGTAAGTGTACCGTATCAGTCAAGTTCATTTACAAAAGTCCTGCTCAGAACGGCGTGTCGTTTTTAGGAATAGCACCCAATGAGTTCCCATGCGTTTGCCGGATGGATGCCCTAGTACTGGTTCTTGATCAGTTAAAGCTAGGATATCTCTCAAACTGATCGATACTTCATTCCATTTAAATATCAAAGTGCCATTGGTTTTAAGTACTCTAAAGCACTCAGCAAAGCCAGCGGCTATATCCTCGCGCCAAGTCTGACTATCCAATACTCCATATTTCTTACGCATCCATGATTTCTCACTTAATCCAAGCATATGCGGTGGATCAAATATCACGCATTGAAAGGTTTCATCTGGGTAAGGTATAGCACGAAAGTCCATTACTTGATCTGGCTTAATTTTAATCGTCTGATTATTGGTAAGTAAATGAGTCTCATCCTCACGAATATCACCAAATATCACCCTAGGATCTGTTTTGTTAAAATAGAATGATCGCATCGAGCTGGCTGGATCTAATATGGGTTTCATCTATTATCCGTTGAATAGAAGCCTGATCCCTTAAACGCAATTCCTACTGAAGAGTAAACTTTCCTCATCGTGCTGTGGCAGAACGGACATTCCAGATCATGTGGCTCGGTAACTGATAGCCACTTCTCCACTCTGGCGTTGCACTCGCAGTTTTCGTTGTCGCACTCAAACTCATAAATAGGCATTACTTCTCAACTCCATGAATAGTCTCCAAGTGATCTAGCATCATCCGGCTAACGCCTTGCTGACCACCTAGATAATCATACGCGCCTATAAGTGAGAAGCCGCAGAAGCACGTGTGGAAGGCTTCAGGAAGTTCATTGCTGTTCGCAGCAGTTGCATCGCTCATTAGTAGTCCATTCTCCGCATTGGTCGCATCGTCTAATATCCTTATCCTCGATCACATCTTTGCGCTTTTCATAACCAGCAGCTACGAGTAACTCCACCAGATCGCTAAGGCGAAGCATGGCTACATAATCGTCAGCCTTTTCACCTTGTCCATTTAGCCTAAAGCAAGCGAACCCCAATAAACCGCTTTTGGCTGTTCTAGTTTCGATCTGGCGGAGTGTTCCCGAGACATCAAGGCCTGTGCGCGCTTTAACCTCGCAGTCGAACGGAACATTGAGTATGTCGCGCCCATTACCTCGACCTACTGAAGCGCCTTCCCACCAGCGCCTCAGATATTCTGCTACCACACGCTCGGTTCTAAAACCTCGGTGTTTACGGCTTTGAGACATTAACCGCGTGGCATTTCTTACATGACCATGTAATTGCTTGACCTTGTATCCAAAAGGCTAACTCCTCACGCGGAACTGGCTCGTTGCATAGATGGCATATGATCCGCACTTGAAGCGCGTTTAGTATTTCCTGTTGCTTTGCCATCTCAGCAAGTTGCTCATCCGGCGGAAAGTTCTCCCACTCGCCATCTTGGTTCATAAACTGTAAGCCGCTCATTGTCCTTCTCGTGCTTTCCATGTTCCGTCTGGCGCTAGGTTGTACCAAATAACATCTTTACAAGCGAAGCAACTGAAATTAGCCCAAGGTTTATTCGTTTTGGCGCTAACGCCTGTTCTCCAGCTCATAGGCTTATGGTCGTGGCAGTTCCGGCAATTAGGAATATCCTTGTCCATCTTAACTCCGCCTAATACTTCTTGAACAAGTGCTACTGCATCGGCTGCACTAGGCGCAGGATGAACCTCTTTGGTTGTCCAAGGATCATCTTCTTTTTCTACCGTTATTTTGTCTGCAAGTTTTTCAGCGAAAGGCTTTGGCGCAGGCTTTTCATTTTTAGCCTTTACCTTAGCGGCTTCCTCTCTGGATATTGAATGTTTCTCTGTTCCAATATCAGCATTTTTACAGGCAATTCCTATTGAACTGGTTTCACAGTTTTCCAAAGCAAAGTCTCGGTTAACTCCACGCTCGGCAATTACTTCTTTAGCATAACCCGTTGAGAAGGGGCGAGTATCCTCATCATCTCGATATAACTCACATTTAAAGACTATATAAATAGGGTTATCATTTATTAACTGTGTAATTATCCTGCCCATGGGATGCATTTGCCTAAACATCTTAATTCTTTCAGCCACCGTAGTGTATTCCTCAAGATTAAACATAAAGTTCATTCTCCTCTGTATGAAGTTGTCCGGCTATTGCCACATAAGCAGCTAGATCCACATATGTGTCTGTCTTGCCAGTTTCCATGCTTCTGGCTATTTTGACGAGTGCCATGCACATCGCAACTTGATAATCCGTAATTGGCATTTCAAGATAACTTGACCAGAGTGCTGCTGTTCTAGCCATATTGTCTGAAGGATGACCATAGTCAAGACCTCGGTCTTGGATGGTTGCTCTGGCTTCGTTAAGGTAATCACGCGCGTTCATGCCCGAACCTTATCGCGTTGCTCGTACTGACGGCGAACCGCTTTGCGGCCTTCGATATAGCCTGAGTTAACTCCTTGAGTGTAAAAGAATACAATGCTTGCAAACCAGCCAAGCATTAGAAATGCAATATTTAGCGCGGTCATTATGCCACCAACGCTTTCTTGCTAAGCACTCGCCAGCGATTTTTAACATCTGGAGTTAAACCGTTGTAGTGTTTGATAATCGCAGCAATTTCATCGTCTGTCTTGGCTATGAACTTTATGGTCGATCCAAAGCCTGTCTTATATTTATCTTTTATGACTACATCGTACTTAATCATTTTTTGCCCTTTCGCTTCTGTGAGTATTTCTCACTTCCACAAGTAGAACAATACGCCTGTTTCAGGCTTGGTCAAGCATATTTTGATAACGAAATGGTAACAATTCTGCCTCATCCACAGCATCGTCTAAAGACCGGCGGATGTCTGGAAAGTCATCTAGCCCTGCCATAGCGCCTTCCATGCACCACAAAAGTGCCATCCTTTTCAAGGTTTATGAGAGTTACCTGAGTGTCCTCAACGATGATAAAAGCCTGCTGCCAGTTCATAGTTCCCTTGGTATAGCCTGCCTTGCGTACATCCATGAGATGACCGCCTTCAACCCCTCGCAGAATACGCCCTATTTTGCCCCCAGAAGCCTCTGTAAAGGCCGACTGGCCTGCTCTGTGAGTATGTCCACAGACCACGCTTAAACCGTGCCTACGAGCCGCTAGAAGGGCTGTAAGACCTGCATTAGGGTTAATGCCCTGCTCATCCCCATGAACTGCCACCCAGCCCTTAGCGAAGGCATAAGGCTTCTTATGGTAAGTGATGCCTAGTTCCTCAAGGCGCATAAACCGCTCAAAGCGAAGTTCCGGCAAAGCCAAGAACGCTGGGATCTTTTTCATGATCACATTGTAAAGTCGATCCGTATGGTTGCTGCGGATCATATGGGCTTCTTTGGCATGTTCAACCAAAGACCAGAGAACCTCAACCGCTTGGTCTCGATCCTCGGCTAGGGTTTGCTCGTACCAGCCGGGAGTGTTTTCTGTCCATCGACTGATCTGTGGCAAGTCGATTTCATCTCCCAATGTAACCACGCTATCTGGGCGGTATGTCTTAATAAAAGATGCAACATTGCGGACAGCAATTTCATCGTGGTATGGAACCTGCAAGTCTGGGACTATAACGGTTCTTTTCATATTGGTTAATCCTCATCGTCATCGTCATAGGGGATGCGGTCGGGTAATTCTGGCAGCCAATTAGGTGCAGGAAGTATCGTTGCCGGATAAGTCATGGGTTCAAGAAGTAACGCCAAAGCAATATCGTCTTGAAATCCTGCCGCTTTTAACGCAAGCCAGTACTCATTTAGCCCTATGCAATAACT